GTTTAGAAGGAAGGTGCCGTTTAATTTGAAATAGAGAAGGTCGTTGTCGAGATCGAGGTAGACATCGAGAACGTCGCCGCTGCCATCAGCCGGCGTGGGAAAGCTGGAATAAGGATACTCGAACGCGACACGTCCGCCGTTATAGCGAAGGTCGAACTCGTCGCCACTTTGGTAAAGGTGATAGCTGTCGGTGTCGTTGCCTTCCAGACTGGTACTGCCGAGCGTGATGCCGCCCTGATTGTAGGTTCCGAACACACCGCCGTCGGACAGGTCGCCGGTCAGGCGGAGAACGCTCTTGCCAGACGACTTGCTCGTCGAGGTGATAACGAATTGATCGGTGGCGCCGCTCGATCCGGTCGCGGTCGCAATCAGGTTGCCGCCGGACAGGCTGATGTTCGCGCCCTTGTCTGACGGATCCCAGGTCGTCATTGCGCGGTGAGCCTCAGTTTATGGTGGCCGCCAGGCTCGCCAGTGTCGTCCGCAACGTCGCGGTCTGCGCCGGCGTGAAGGTCCGGTCCTGCGTCCGACCGCTATTGTCGACGGTGAAAGTCTTTGCGAGCAGGAAGCCGTTTCCGTCCTTCGGGAAGTTCGTGATGATCCAGGCGATCACACCATTGATGCCGGACATCATGTCGGTAAACGACGCGACCACATCGAAGGTCGGATCGCCGATCTGCTCCTGCGCGTAGGCAGCGATCCCGCTGACCGAGGCTGCCGCCTGCAGCTTGGTCTTTGCATCGGCGAGCAGCTGCGCATAACCCAGGATATCCGTCGAGGGGATAGAACCTGCAGCCGACGCTGTACTCAGCGCGTTGGTGCGCTGCTTGACGGTGCCGGCGATCTCGCGAGCTCGGCGCCAGGCCGCCTCCACATTCTCAGGGCTAGTGCCGATGTTGGACGGGAACGGTGCCATTGGATGCCCCTCAAGGTTTCAGTTTTGCTTCCTCGAACAGCTGCCCGAAAAAGCGATGCTCGCGCTCGCGTGCTTCCTGCATGCGAGCGCGGAGGAATTCAGGTTCGCGTCGCCCCTGGGCGAACGCATCTTCAACCGCATCGGCCATAGCGCGCTCGACGCTCGCGGCCACCGGCTTGAGGAGCGGATGCGATGCGGTGACCGAGATGCCGACCGCCTCGGCGATGCGCGGATACATCCGCTCGGCCCTCGGCTTCAGACCATCCGGGAGCATCGACGGATAGCCGTGGTCGACCAGCCAACGGTGCGAATAGGCGCGGAGCCGGAAGGCGACCGAGACCATCTGCGTGCGCGCCATGTGGATCGCGACCAGCACGTCGCTGTCCTTGATCGGCGCCGGCAGATGCGGATGCACATGCTCCCAGAGGCGCCGGACGCCATCGATGTCCGCCGCCTCGAGGAACTGCCGAAACTGATCCTGGTAGCTCATTCTTCCGGATCCGCTGGCCTCTCGACGAGTTCGACGTCAAACGGACCGGCGCCGTCGACATCGACAGAGCCAACGACCGTCGCCTCGTCGCCCTTGCCGCGATAGAAAACGATCTTCGTCAGGCGCTTGCCCTTGTTGCCGATCCGGAGCGGCGAGCCATCGACCTCGTCCTCGATCAGCGGCTGCTCCAGGTCATACTCGACCTTGTCGCCGGCTCGATACGGCCGCCCGCCAGCCTTGGCGCGCGCGACGATCTCGGCATAGTTCGGCGAGCGGGTCATCTTCGCCAGGCCAAAGGCGCGGTAGTGGTCGGCCTGGCCGCCGTCGATTTCAACCTTCATCATTTGCTTGGCTCCCTTTCGGACCAAAGGATCACGGGGTTAGTCGAGCGTCAACGCGGTCGACGTGTTCAGCTGCGGCGTGACGCCGTTGCCGGTGACGATGTTCGGAGAGACGGTGCCCTTGTGCAGGATGGCCGCCGCACCGCCGCCGGTCTTTCCGGTCGAGAAGTGCGTCACGGTGCCGGAGCCGCCGGTACCAGCGGCGAAGTTGATCGCGGACGCCGGCGACACCGAGCCGCCGGTGACGGTCCAGCCGCCGGAGGTCCGCGCCTGCGAGGCGCGGGCATAGGAGGTGTAGGTCGTCTCCGAGGTCGACATGGTGCCGCTGTCGCCGGGATCGGCGGTGTGCAGAGCGACCGCGATGTTGGTCTGCGGCGTCGACGCTGCGTTGTCCGCGTAGTTCGCCCAGGCTGTTGCGTTGTAAATCAACAGCTGGATGGCATTTTCAGTGGTGTCGCCGAAGCTCATGGGAGCGCTCTCCAGTTAGGCCGCATAATCCTGGCCAATGATGTTTCCGAAAATCTCGGCGCCGGCGCTGCCGGAGACGAGAGCGAGAAGATCGACCTTGCCAGCGCCCTGGCTGATGGACGGCTCGTCGCCGTTCACCCAAATGGTGCCAGCCGGCCAGGCCGTCGGCGTGATGTTGAAGTTTCCGGTGTTGGTCACCTTCAAGATGATCCGGCCGGTCTTGGCGTGGCGCGGCCAATTGACGATCGAGAGCGCCGTGACATGCGCCGCCAGGATCAGGTTCTGCATCGTGCCCTTGGCGTAGTCGATCACCACCGGAGCGCCGGTCGCCACGACCTGGGGCATGTCCTGCGCCGAGACCACCTCGATCGAGACATCCATCAGATCGTCCTCCTCCTGATCGCCTACCGCGATCCGCATATCCACGCCGTCGAGCGGGTCGACCTCCAGCGGCGGCGAGAGCGACGCGGCGATCGACAGGCAGAGATCGCGCTCCTCGCCCGCCGGGAGCGCCAGCGCCACCGAGCGGAGCGGCTCCGGCAGGATGTCGAGGCCGGTCGGGATGTCATCCTGCGACGGGTTGTAGACCACGACAGTGTCGTCGCTGACCTCGCATTGCCAAGTCAGGATCCGTGCGGCGAGCTTGACGCCGCTATCCTCCATCGTTTGGCGGTGGCAGTCCTCTTTCCAGACGCGCGCCAGGCTGCGCCAGAGAACCGACTGCTCGGCGGGATCGAACGCCAGGCGCTTCGCAATTTGGAATTCGAGCAGATCGAGGAAAATCTCATGCTCGGCGTCGGTAGCCGGATGCCCGACCACGATCTCGGTCTTGGTGACGCCGTCCTCCTCGTATTTGACCTCCTGGGTCTGCACCATCCCGAATTCAATGACGAGATTGATCAGGCGCCGGAACGGCGGCCCGCCGTTCTGCTCGGAGAGCGCATCGCCCTCGTCGTCGTCGGTCAAGATGATGATCGACGGCTCGGCGTCCTGGCTGAAGTTCTCCGGCGCCAGGTCGGAAATGCGGCTGTCATAAACCCGGTTGCGAGCGACGGTCGGACCTGACGCGGCATTCGCCCCTCGCAAGGCGTTGAGCGTTGCAAGGCGGAGCGCTGTACGGACAAGGGTCATCGTTTACGGCTCGTCAGCGGGATGACAGTGCGGCCGAAGCCATTCGGGTAGGGCGCGCTCGCGGTATAGACCGAGCCGTCGAGCAGCCGCGTGATGCGATCGCCCATCTGCACCTGCCAGAGCAGGATCGCGTCGTCAAAGTGAACTTCAGGGCGCGACACGCGCCAGGAGCTCGCGCTCTCGTCAGAAGCTGCACCGCGCGCCATCGGCGCGGAAGATTTCGTTGGTCCGTGCCACACGCCCTGGATTTCGACCAGGGTGGGGCGGGAGACGTCGGCAACATAGCGACCGTTGACATTGTCGGTGGGCTTGAACGCCTCGATCGTAAAGAGCTCGCCGAAGGCCTTCTCGACCGATCGCGACAACCGAGCCTGGCGTGCGGGACGGGGCGAGAGGACCATCGGCGAACTCCTTCATTTCAGATCAGCCCTTCTTCAAGGCCTGAATGATTTCCGCCTTGGTGGCGTTGTTCTCGAGCTCGACCTTGCGGGCGGCGGCGAGCTCGGTGAGCTCCGCCTTGTTCATCTGCTCGAGCTCGGCGTCGGACGGCAACGGATCGCGCTGCGTCGACCGCGCGGCATCGCCGGTGACGGTGTTGGCGCGCTGGTTGAGCGTCGGCGCCTGGCGACCATGACCGCCGTTGACCGAGGCCTGGAAGTTGAGGTCGGTGAGCGACTTCTCGTCGATCACGTTCAAGGTCTGCGTGTTGGCAGGGTCCTGCGGCCGATTGGCGCCGCCATACTCGCCGTGAACTTCGATCAGGCGCTTCGCCTCATCTTCCGGCAGATCGATCTCGGTGCCGGGAGCGACGTAGCGAGTGCCGTCATGGACGGTGACCGGTGCTTTGATCTTCATAGTTTTACTCTCCTGGTTGCGTTTGACGTGAAGGCCCTTCTAGAACCCCGCGGCGAGAGATCGCCGCGGGATGCTCAACTCATTAACGCACAGTGGCGCACATCGTCGCTTCCGGCCACCCGAGCAGCGGCAGCGGAGCCGACTGCGTCATCAGGAAGCGAGCCGCCGGATCCTCCTCGTCCCATTCCTTCGGATAGCGGGACGCGGCGCGAATTTCCTTGTCCAGGATCGCGCCATAGCAGCGGATGCCCTGCGCGCCACCGGGCGAGCCGAGGATCACGGTGTAGTCGGGCATGAACTTGCCAACGGTACCGTCCGCGTTCCAGTAGGTCGACGAATACTGGTAGAAATTGAACCCGCCGAGCGAACCGAGGTACTGCGCCTCATCAGGCACCGCCAGCTGACCGAGCAGGTCGATGCTGCGGTTCGGCTGATGGAAGATCTGCATGTTGGCGATGATGTAGCTGTCCGCCAGGAGCAGCGACGCGGCGAGCGGATCGAGGATGACCTCGGTCGGCGCCGAGCCGGAGGCGGCCGCAACCATTGCCGCCCAGGTGCGGAGGTTCTGGAAGGGCGACACGCCACTTTCACCCCATCGCGCGGTGGTCAACAGCGCGATCGTATGACCGGCCGGACGACCGAGGTTGATCGTCATCGGCGGATGATCCTCCGCGGTGACGGTCAGCGTGCCGGTGCGGAGCAGGGTCGACGCCATCCACTCCTCGCGGCGCGTGATCTGGTCGTCCTGGTCCTGCAACATCTGCGCGCGGATGCGATCCATGCGCTGCTGCGGCGACATATCGCCCTCCAGGCTTTCGCCCGGCATGGTCTTGATCGCGATATCCGGCGTCAGAACATGCTTCGGCTTCAGGTACGGCGGCTTGTAGGCAGTCAGCGCCTCACCTGCGCGCGGCATGGGCTTGCCCTTGACGAAGGGCGAGACGAACGGCGCCAGGCGCCGGTTGCCCAGCACCTTGTCGAACAGGACCTCTTCGGTCACGAAGGTCCGCTCGGTCGTGAAGAACTTTTCGAGCAGGAAGCGCTTTGGGCGCTTGATATTGCTCAAGATGCCCAGGAGCGTCTGGGTAGCGTAACGGGTCGTCGGCATTGAGGTAGTCCTTTCCAAACAAAAAGGACGGCCTGCCAGGGCCGTCCCGTTGCGGGTTTATGATGATGATTGCGGAGCCGGATTACACCGAGACTTCGCGACCGACCGACTTGAGCCGGATCGGGACCTGGTTGGCGATGAGCGCGGTCTCCACGGTCGCCGCGGTGTGGCCGGTGCCATAGACCAGCTTCTCGCTGACGAACGAGCCCTGGTCATAGATCGCCGCGACGATGTCGGCAGCCGGGTTGGGGATGTCGTAGGCCAGGATGCCGCGCGGAATGGCGGAACCATCGCCGGCGGCCGACAGCGAAGTCGTCCACTTGCCGGAAGCGGTGATGCGCCCCATCACCGTGCCCCGCTTCAGATCAGCCGCGGGATTGAGGATCGTCACCGAGCGGTGCGTGTACGGCACGTCGTCGGCGAACATAGAAACATTGTCGAATTCAGCCATTGTGGCTCGCTCCGTTAAAAAGTTGAACAGGATGGCAGCGGTGGCGATCGGGCGCGCGAGCGCCCGCTCGAATTAGCTGGCGGCTCGCAAGCCGGCCGGCAAGCGCGACGCGATCTCCTTGCCCAACTCGAACTCAGACTTCGGCTTGTCGTTCGGCTGGTCCTTGGCGTTCGCGCCCTCGATCACGAGGCCGCCAGGATTATCCTGCGAGCGCTCGCCGGTCGGCTTCGGCTGATCCTTCGGCTCCGGAGCAGCCACCGCCAGGCCGGCGATCGCACCGCCGATCGCCGCCGCGTCGAGCTCGGTGGTGAACAGCAGATGGTTTGCGGAAGCCTCGCGGCCTTTGTAGGCCTCGGAGCTCTGCACGGTCTTGATGCGCTCCAGCTGGGCCGTCATGCCCTGCTTTACGCCAGCGGCGGTGCCTTCGGCGACGCCAGCCTTGTGGCCATCGGCCTTCGCGCTCGCGATGGCCTGATCGAGTTCGGTCTGCGTGTAGGTACGATCGTTCATGGTGATCCTCTTCGGAGGTTTGAGTTGACGGCTGTGCAATTCCGAGAGCGCGCCCTCGAAAGTGCCGACCTCGTCGACGAGACCCTGGGCGATGCCCTCGGCCCCGATGAAAACGCCGGCTTCCATAGCCAGCAACTTCTCCTGCGACACGCCGCGATGCTTCGTGACGGTATCGAGGAAATTCTGATTGACCCGGTTGATGTAAGAGCGGAGCTCGCCCTTGACCTCATCCGAGAGCTCGAACATCGGATGCCCCTGCTGCTTGCGCTTGCCGGTGACAAACAGCGTCGGCTTGATGCCCATGTCTGAAAGCATCTTCGAATGATCGAGATGCAACATGGCGGTGCCGATCGAGCCGGTCAGGCTCGAGCGGGAGGAGATGATGCGCGAGGCGCCCGAGGCGATCGCGTAGGCCGCCGAGCAGCAAAGACCGTTTGCCACGGCATAGACCGGCTTCACCAGCGATGCCGCGCGAACCGCGTCGGCGACCTCGAACGCGCCGACGGCCTCGCCGCCACCGCTGTCGATGTCGAGCAGGATAGTCGAGATCTCACGATCGGCGGCCGCCGCCGAAACCTGATGCTTGATCCCCTCGTAGGAGGTGATGCCGGAGAGCGACTGCAGGAAGCCGCCGCGGTTGACGAGCGATCCCATCACCGGGATCAGCGCGGTCCCGCCGGCGGTCTCGCGGTACGGCTTCAGGTTCTTGCTGCCAGGCGACACCGGACGGTACTCGCCGGCGTAGCGCGAGGCCTGCACCGCGATGTGATGTTCGGCGTCGACCTTCAGGTCGCTGGCGTCGATCGAGATCCTGCCCTCCAGTACCTGGGCGATCACCGCCAGCTTTTCCGGGAGGATCATTAGCGGCTGGTTGATGACGCGCTCGGCGATCAGGGCGAGGAAAGTGCCGCTCATGTTCAAATCTCCCGCGTCGGTGGAAACCGCCGGCGAGCGCCGGCGGTGATGGCGAACCGACGCGGCGTCGTGACAACGCCGTTCGCCTCGTTGCATTTGTCCTGCGCGCGGTTCATTTCGTCGCGCAAGGTGGCAAGGTCCATCTTGTTGTAGCGGACCTCCTCCTCGCTATCGGCGCCGCGCGAGCGGATCAACGTCTCCTGGCCGCCGGCGACCGCGGAGTAGTAGATCTCGCTGAGGTAGGCCGCCATCAGGCACCAATAATCCGGAGCATTCGGATCGGTGGGCATCGTTGCCATTACGCGTCCTCCTTCAGCAGCTGCTCGGCGGCGGGATCCGGCTCCATCGTCTTGTGCTCGGGCAGGCCGAGCTTCTGACGGAGCTTCATTTCCCGAGCGCGACGCTCGTACTCGTCGCCGATGTCATAACCGAGATCGTCGGCGATCCGCTCGTCGCTCATGATGCCCATGTTTTTGTAGACTTCATGCGCCTTCGCAGTTTTCAGGTCGTCGGCCTGCGGCTTCGCAGGACCGCGCCAGTTCGCCAGCACCGCCGCCGGCCGGTTCGCCAGGAAGCCGAGCAGGCCGTTATCGAACGGGATATGCTCCTGCTCGATCTCCTCCTCGAGCCAGGCCTCGAACAGCGTCTGCGTGAACGAAGCTACGACCGCGCGCCGGCGCAAGATGATCGGCCAGATCTCCGACGTTGCCATGCGGATCGAGGAGTAGGTCGCCCCGGTGTAGTCGCCGGAAAGCGTCTCGAACGTCA